CACCTCTAGCGTATTTTTCCTTTGCTGTTTTTTCAAACCCTGATTTACGTAAAGGAGTTTGTTCGTCACGAGACTCAGTGCCGTCATCACTATCAACAGAACCTTTTGAAGTCATAACCTGCTCACGAGGTTCACGCTCGCTTTTTACGCCTTCGACTTCAGCAGCCCATTTTCTACCTTGCGGACTATTACGAAAAGAATCAAAAGACGACATACCAAGCGGTCCGCTACTATAAGCCTTACCAACAGGAAAACTTCCCGAAACAGAAGAACCTAAGGTAGATCCACCCGAACTAAACTTCTTAACTCTTTTAGTCACGATAACCTCCACCAGCTTCTTTGTACTTCTTGGCTACAAGTTGTGCTTTTCTCGCGGACCATTTTCCAGCGCCTGTGCCATGAGTTGCTGCGGATTTTACTTGCGCTACGATTCGTTTTCGTAACCCAGGTTTAGTGTAATTCCCCGCTTCGTTTACTTTGCCGCCTTCAGCATACTGATCAAAATCAGTATCATCCCGCCTCGCTTTGCGCTTAGCGGAAGGCATTTTGGAGGGTGCAATGCACCCCATCCCGCGAGAGGGCATCATCTCAGCAAGCCTTGCCGCCGTAAGCCATCTTCTTGACCTTACCGCCTTTTTTAAGGTCGGCGCTATTACCCGCCATCTTAATTTGCGTACCTTTGGTCTTGCCTTTAGATGCAACACCATCACGGCTGGGAGCTGCGGTGCGAACTGCGCCCATTTTGCTTGCGGCTACACCGCCCATACTCATCTTTTTCATCGTAAATTCCTTTCCAACTGATTGAGGGACACCAACTTTCTTTGCAAACTTAGGGTTGTGGGCCACCGCTTGCATAAACTTCTCTTGCTTTGCGCTAACTGCTGGCATTACACCATCTTCCCACGAGTCTTACCACGCTGGGCAATACCATCAGCACGTTTGGAAGCAGAACCTACGGAACCACCCTTAGCATACTTATGCACTTTACCGCCGTGCTTTTTGCCAAACTCGTGTCCACCACCAGTAAATTCCCGCCCACCGCTAGTCACTGCTTTTGAAAAAGAACTTAAAAATCCTTCTGGACGTTCAGTAGATCTAGGTTTCTTTTCAGAGGTACTACGTTTTGAGCTTTCTTTCTCTTGCCCAAACTCATACCCACCACGAGTAATACCTTCTTTGAGCGAACTTAAAACGCCAGAAGCTTCTCTAGGTTTGTTAGGCGAGGGTAATCTAGAAGCTTTAACTTCTATAGAAGCAGATTCAGTTTTTGCTGCTGGTTTAGATTCGGCAGGCTTAGATGCAGCAGGTTTAGATCCTGCCATTTCCGTCGTGTAAGACTTACCGTTAAAAGTAAATCTGTCTTTACCTGCTTTGCGAGCTTCAGCAAAAGCTTCACGAAAACTAGATGGGCGAGTGCCACCCATAATTTTTTCACGATCTTCGCTTGCGCTACGTTCCCCTTCAGCTTTAGCAGCGACTCCTTCTGAGAGTTCTTTAGCTCGTCGCCGCATATTGTCAAAAGCTTCATCAGTTTGTTCTTTAGTTACTCCTGGACCAATAGGCATACGTTTAGCTACAGGAGCATCGGAAACCAAACTTTCATCTTCCCCGTTGTAACGCTTACGCGCACCGAATTTAATCATTTTTTTCATCATCAGAATCCTTTTTGCGACGAATAATTTGATCAAATGGCTTGCCTGTAACCATCTCGGCAATACGCATAAGCGTCCAGACAGCACCAATCAATCCAAACAAGGGCGTAATCACTTGGAGAAACGATCCAATCGTAGCGAACACAGACACAATGTCTGCAACATTCTTCACTAATTCATGTTTGTCCTGAGTCATGTCAGCACTTCCATGCTCTTAGGGATTTATTAATACGGCTATTTGGATCGTTAGCAGTTTTGGCGCTGGTGAGTTTCTTCTTCATGCCTTTCATCCGGGCACAAAATGAATCTCTACGTGAGCCGCCTTCTGGCTGCGGAGGTTTGAGTCCGGGTTTCCCCGGATTAGCTGCGTTGTACGAAGCTCGACCCTTAGCATTTAAACCGCCCTTTGGGTTTTTACCCTCTTTGCGTTGCCATGCAGGTGACTTAGCCATAATAGACAACAGCCGTGGTAGCTGTACCTGAAACGGTTACATGAAGATCGGTAACGCACAAAACACCTTCTCCCGGAATTAACAGGGAAAAAGGCGTTCCGCTAGCCAACGTCGTCGTGGAAAAGATAGTAGTGCCTGAGCCACCACCATCCCTGATAACCACCGTTCCAGCAGTAGAACCGGGGGTAACAAGTACCCCTTTTAAGCGAGTCCTACCGCTAAATACAGTCGCCGTTGCGGATACATAACCCGCTTTGACATCGGTTTGCATCATGGTGATGCGCTCCTATTAGGACGTTGCAAACGGTGTAGCTACAGTTCCAGAACCCACAGCAACACCCGTCACCATATACTTTAGCGCAGCAACAGCAACGATCTGCACCCATGTACCAGCAACGCCGCCGGTGGTGCTACCGTTAAAGTTAATAAAGTCGTCGTTAGCGCCAGCACCAAAACCACGGGTTGCATCCGTCGTGTCGCTATCAATCGACAAAACATAACCGACGTACCTATCTGTACCGTCCGTACCAATCTTCAACGAAGAAGTAGCGATAGTGGTTGGAACCCAGATAGTGTAAACAACGCCAAGATTATTAAGCGTATTTGGGTCGTTACCGGGGCCAGAAGAAGTAGCGTTGGAGCTAGTGTTAATTGTTGGTAGGGTCAGCGTAAGGTTAGCTGCAAGCGTTCCACCAACAGTAAGAATTCTGCCACCATGAGACACAGGGTCTAAGGTCGTGCTGGAAGTAATCGAAACAACAGTGCTTGGGCCTTGCTGATAAACACCGCCCAGCGAACGAATGGGGCCGTCAAAGGTAGTAATTGCCATAATATCCTCGCGTTGTAGCGCATCCCCATATTGTCTCTACAAAGTCTGCTGGGTCAGTCAATATGGGTGGGGTTCCCAGATACCAGCAGTATAAATAAAAAAGGGGGTTTTGCAACCCCCCTTTCCCGTGCTTCTTTTTAGGAAGCGCCCTGAGATCCGAAGATGCCCAGAGGATCAGATACGCCAAAGCTATAACGCTCACGGGCTTTGTACCGGACGTTGCCCGTATCAAAGTCGCCGTCCATTGAATTCTGGAGCGGTGTACGAACAAAGTGCTTCAGGCCGTTAGGAACATCGGTGGTCAAGAACCAGCCGTTGGTATCAGTCAAGAAGTGATTGACCGTATAGCCTTCGGGGATTGAGCCGTTGTTCTTAATGGCGTTGATGTCGTTGTTGTTCGTAGCCGTACGGAGTTCAGTCTCCAGCAAACGAGTAGCAACAAACATCAGGTTGGGAGGAACAATCAACTTACGGGGCTTAGCTGCAATGAGCAAACCACGTTCGTCCGTCCACGCAGCGATCTGAATAACTGCGTTTTCCAACGAAGTTTCGTTCAAATCAGCCTGAGTAGAAGGCGTATTGCTGTTGACTCCACCAGACACAAGAGGATGCGAAGTCGAGAACAATGGCTTGCCGTCACCGTAGGTATAGCTCGATGACCAACCGTTATTCAGGATTGCCGCAGCTTTAACTTGCTTGGTATAAGCCATTGCACGAGCAAGTGCCTTGGTGTAACGAGCAGACAAGCTGTCGTACAAGTTATCCTCAATCGCTTCTTCAGTGATCGAGAACCCAAGAGCAATGGTTTCGTGCGTATACCGTGCAGTCCAAGCTTCTTGCGCGTTGTCATAACTAATAGCGGAGCCTTCGTTTTTAACCGGGGCAGCACTAAAGCCAGACAACTTGGTTTCCTCTTCAAAAGAACGCTCAGAAGATTCAGTTTCGTAAATCTCTTTGTGTTCTTCACCATAACGAGCATACTCAAGACCAAACAATGCGTTCAGTCCGGGGAGCAGCTCTTTCAACAGTTGTGCGCGTGAAATAGCCATTTATATTCCCCTTCCTTACACGCCAGTTGGGTTGAGATACTGATGCCCGCCAGCAACTGTTTGTCCCGTTACGTTCGGTGCGTTGAACTTAACGATGAACTCGCAGAAATTGCCGCTGGAGTTAGCAGTATCAGGAACCACATCGATAATACGAATAGGCAATGTAGCAGTGGTCGTACCGCCAGCAGCACTATAAATGCCAATGGTGGAATCGCCAGTTTGCGCGTTACCGTTTGTACCATCATAAGTGGTATTTTGGACAAGCTCTGCGTTGCTACCGATCATCGTGCGGCCCAAGAAAGCCACAGACAAACCGGACGACGTATTGTTTGCCGTTGTGCCAGCAACCAGAACAGCTTTGAAAAGCTGGTCGGGATCATCAGCAACATAAGCATAAATCGTCGAGCCACTTACAACCGACAAGCTGGCAGGATAATACTGTGACCAGACGGGTTGCTTCGTTGCTGCACTAACGTACTGACATCCAAGAAACACACCGACGGGCGTTGCCGTGCTAGTACCTGTGTCCTTGATAATGGTGCCATCCGTATCGATCTTGACAATATCGCCATAGAAAATATTGGTCGCGTATCCGGTCCCAGTTGTATTTGCAATGACAAATTGACGAGTCGCTCCGGCAAACACCTGACCACCGATCAAATTGACCGGCTTCAGACCATATGGTCTGTCAATAGTCGGGTAAGCCATTTGGAATTACTCCTACGATTGTTGATTACCACGTCCAAACGAAACCGTAGTCTTGCGCTCTGAAAACAGAGGCATACGAGGATCGTTCTCGCGCATGAATGAATTGTCAACAGAACGCATCTGAGCATCGGTTTGCGCTTGGTAATAAGCGTTCCTCTGTTCGACAAACTCTGTCGGCGTTTTGCACAGCATCAATCCACCAACAACAATGTTGTCCTTATAACGCTCGTTGTCGTTATCGAGGAACATCGCAATCTCAGGATGATCTGCTGCACGTACAGGTTCCCAACCTTCGCGCAATTTGGATGACACATTGCGTGGGTCGTTTTGACCTAATGTACTGACACGAATCCAGCGAAACTTATACCCATCTTCCGGTGCAGGGTCAGGCAGCAGCGTGGGGGGTGCCCATGCGCGAGGACGCTCAACTTTAGCGCGGGTATCTAGTTCGCGGTTTACGCGGTTTTCAACTGTTTTGGGGTCAGCCATTTTGTGTCATTCCTTCCGCCACTTTTCGGGCATAAAGATCAAGAGGTATCTTCAACTTCTTAGCTAGTGCAACCTGCGTCTGAGTCAGCGTGATTTTCTTTGGGGCAACGCTTCTAGATGCTGGCGCTACAACATTACTGCTCGTCCGTTTCGGTTTTTCCTCTTGCTTTTCTACACCGTCAGAAAAGTTTTCGGGGAATACCTGTTTCAATCTACCGTTGAGCCGCTCGTAATACTCATCCGAAGTCGGATCAACACCGTTTTTGACCAATTTTTCGTGCAACCCCAGAGCAAAGCTGGTCATTTCCTCATCTCTTCCAAACCACTGATTTTGGCGTTGCCACGCAAGTGCTTTTGGATCTACTTGAGGCTCTGGAGCGAATTTCGGAATATTTACAGGAGTTTCAGCTTCTTGTAAAGGGGCAGGGCGCATATTACTAAAGCGCTCTACTTTCAATTTAGCCGACGTAAGGTCTTCTTGAGCAGCAACAAGCTGATCTGCATCACCCGCATCGTAAGCTTCTTTATACTTCTTACGGGCTTGTTCAAGCTCAAGTTCTGCCGAATGTTTGGCATTATCGACAAGTAACTCAGTATTTTTACCAAGATTCGCTTTTAGCTTTTTGTTTTCCTCAACGATTTGTTGAGCAAACTTCAATGCCTCTTCGCGTTCCCGTAAAGCAGCTTCTTTAGCCCGACGTTCATCGTGGTAACCATGCGACAGTTTCTTAATACGTTTTTGTACGCCTTCATCGTATTTAGATAACTCGTCGTCTGTTGCTTCATTAACAGGTTCATCTAAGGGTTTACGATTCTGATCTTGTTCAGGCGTGTCATCGACCACCTCAATTTCAAACTCAATATCGTCTTTGCCCTTAGCTTCCTGCTTATTATCCTGTTCGTCAGGAAACTTAAACTCATTCTTTTCAAAATCTGCCATATGTCACCTCACGCACGTTGAATGCCACGGGGGTCTTCCACCACAGCTTCCACGGAATCATCATTAATAATCCGAAACTCGCGGTCGTGAATCTTGATGCGAGTGCCAGTATTTGCACGAGTAATAATAAAATCTCCCGGCTTACACCACGGCCCTGTGGGGAACCGCCCTTGATCGGCATATGCCATATCACCTAGTGCTACGACAAACAACACATTACTAAGTAACTCTTCATATTTAACGGTGGTATCAGCTTTAATAATCCCACTATCAAACTTATTTTCAATATTAGGCAGGGTGCAAAGAATCTTGTATCCCCTCACAATCGGCAATTGCTTGGCTTTTTGCTGAACATCATCGATGATTGCTTCTGCTACTTCAGTCATTTTCAAATTCCTCATATCGTTGCACAAGGTCTTGTACTTCCATCCTTGCACGGCGTAGACCTTGGATTACGCCGCACAAATTTCGATATTCAGCAAAGTCTTTACAGCTTCCTTCAGCTATAGACTCACTTACTTCCCGCTCACGTTCTTTGAGCTTATTAAATAAATGGTCAAGCATCTGCCTCTCACTCGTCATTAACCACCTCGCTTCATCACAGATTTAAGGATGTCAGCCTGAAGTTTTTTATCATCCCGTTTGTCCTGACTCTGCAACCGGATGTTTTCTTTCTGCGCCTCAAGAGCGATCCGCTCACGCTCGTTCTGTAGCCTGCCCTGAGCCAGCGCAATGTCCGCTTGATCTTTAGCAGCTTTGCGTTGTTGCTCCATACCCTTGATCTGCAACTCTTGTTGTTGCATCTGAACCAGCGGATCTTGGGCTTGCTGTTGAGCTTGTTGCTGTGCAGCTTGAGATTGATGGATCTGTAGCACTTGCTGAGCTGCTTCTGCTACGTACTTAGCCATTGCCAATTCTTCTTGCTCGGAGATCCTCTGCTCTGGTCCGGGCAACGGAGCACCGACACGCTGCTCTACTTCTTGGCGATACTGGAACCCTAAATGCTCGGCAACGTGCGCCATCATGGAAGCTTGCAACTGCTGACCTATAGGATTTTGCCCAATCATCTGAGCAATCTTTGGGTCTTGCAAAAAGGACATATGTGTCGTGATATGCGCTTGATGATCCTGATAAATAAACGCTTTAAGCGGCACACCTTTTAACCCATTCATGTTCTCAGTCACAGGGTCTTTAGGTGTCTGATCATCAGGTAGCGGTACAAGTTTGTCAGCGTTAGGGATACCCAACACATCGAGCATCTGCCTATGCAAACGAGGTAAGTCGTATAACTGAGGTGCTCCTTGCGCTAGCTGCAACGCAGCTTGATACTGCACAACCCGCTGAGCCATTGTCGAGGCGTTGGGGTCTGACACAGGGATTACTTCTACGATGTCATAGTCTTCAGCTTTAACCTGCGGGGTGCCATCCTGTGGCACATAGCTATAGTCCGGCGAGGTGTAGTCCCTAATAATGTCTTTAAGCAGCCTGAACTCTTCTTTCATCGCTGCATGGATGCGAGCCTGCACCGCACCCATCGTCTTTAACTGCCGCTCAAGCAGTGCCAGCGTCGTACCCACCGGAGCCTGACTCGACATATCGCTGATCTTCATATCAGCCATACCACTGAGCCGTCGCGCTTCTTCAGTGATCTGATTCAGTAGTGCTAGCAGCGTAGCACTAGGCTCTTTATAAGGTAGGGGCAGTATGTTGTCCCTGATCGCACCCCCCGGCACATCCACATCACGCCATTCACCCGGAGCAATCGGTGTGTCATCACCTTTAATTCTTAGCCCACGAGCCTTTAACCCACCGGGAAGATTAGAGAGCGAACCTGCATCCACCAACTGACGAATCAGCATGGTGCCTGCTGTGGCGTAGCCACCGATAATGTGAATTAACCCAAAGCCATAAGCCCCAAACCCAGGGATGTACATATAGTGTACGAAGTGCTGGCGGGGTAACTTGCGGGGGTCATCTTCTTTATAGTTACGCCGTATAGCTAAGACTTTATTAGTGCCTTTATCAATCGTAATGACGTAGGGCAGTGGCAATTCTTCTTCATACCCCGGCAAATCATACTCGATATGCACCTCGCATACCTGATACCGTTCGTCTTTGGTGGGTTCTTGACCTTCTTTCTGAGCTTTAGCCTTCTCAATATCTGTCTGATTGGCATACGGCTCACCAATATCGACGTCACGATAAAAGCCTGTTACCTGTAACCTCTTAATATCATTCTTTGTCTTACGCATGATGTGCGTAAGGCGGTCGGTACGACGTATATTAGTTACACCATAAGGAAGAATGACATCCTCGGATGGCACATAAAAAGAAACCTGACGTTCTAGCGACGGGTCGTAATAAACCTTCTTAAATGACGAGCCAGATAAGGCCACACCCCACAGCGCACGCTCATGCTCTGACCGGTACTCAGGCATTTTATCAGTGAGCTGATAATTCATATCAGCTTTTACACGTTTGGCGGCTTCTTCGATCTGCGGGTTCCAAGCGCCAATAATCTGTGTTTTAACAGGCCCAGCCGCAGGGAATGTTTCCATAATAGACTCGCTTTGGAAGCGAATCGCAGACTCAGTCAATAATGTAGAGAACACACCACAAGCACCATCCCAAGGCTCAGTCACCTCGTCATAGCGTAGGCCCAGCACATCCAGACCCTTAACATAGGTATCAACCCAATCTTTACGGCTTGTAATATCTGCCTCAACCAACTGCATAATATCGCCTGCAATCTTTTGCAAGTCGCTCTCACTCATAAACTCGGCTAGGTTAGAATCAAATTCTTCTTCCTCGTTTTCACCCCCCGGCTCTATCTCAATCTCAACACCGCCCATACCAATCCTGACCGCTTCAGGATCTTCGATTTCAATCTCAATAGGCGATTCTTCAAGCGCCAAGGCTTCAAGTCCTTCGGGTGCGCTGTATAAACTTTTATCAATAGCCATGATCTGTCCTAACTTAAGTAGTATCCGCGCTTAGCGCCACGAAACCCACGGAAATATTGCAACTCATCAGGTTCATCAGTTGGGAGCCGAAGAAACCCACCACTCCTAAACCTTGCTAATGCTAGCGTAGTTGCATCCACTAAGTCATCATGCTCGCCTGCGGGGAAAGCTGCAATCTCATCAATAAGCTCTTCCGCCCATCTGGTGTTAGGCACCCACACCCGCCCCGATTGAATAATGTCTGAGACTGAATTAAGCCTAGTTATCTTGTCGTTACCCTTGCTGGGGGTAAACTCTGACACCGGCACACCCATCCGACGCAACTCTTGATAGAGCGATATACCCGATACCTTCTTTTCCACAATTAATGCGTCAGGCTCGTACTCTTTATGCAACTCAAGCACTTTCTTTTTCAACTCAAAAAACTCAAGTCGTGATTTATAGACATCTAAGAGGATGATGTTGGTCTCACCTTCCTCAGTCGTCCAGACACCCCACGTTGTACACGCAGAAAAGTCCGAACGATTAGTCGTTTCATACGCCGTATCCCACGACTGAATAATAAAATCGCATCTTGGAGGATCATCTTTTTCCCATACCTTCCACCATTCGCGCTTAACGATGGCACCTTCTTCAGAAGTTGGCTGTTGCTGGTACTGAGCCTGCCATTTTGAGTTAGGAAGCTCCTCTTTTAGTGCAGAAAGCTCCTCTAACGACCAAAATTCAGGCCAAAGTGGGTTCCCAGAGGGCAAAATCGCAGGAAATTCGATCACTTCCCACTCATCACCCCCTCTTTGCAGCGAATTTTTAACAACTTGACCCGTTAAATCCCTCAAACCCCACCGAGTCATCACAATAACGATAGCTCCCCCCGGTTGCAGACGCTGTCTTGGGCCTGATGTGTACCACTCGTACACTTTGTCGTAGATCTCTGGGTTAGTTGCAGCCAGCGCAGCTTCTTGTTCTGAATGGGGATCGTCAATAATTAGCAAATCCGCACCCTTACCGGTAACTGCACCACCCACACCAATAGCAAAATACTCACCACCTTTGTTTGTATTCCATCGACCGGCAGCTTTTGAATCAGCTTGCAGCCCTACACCGGGGAAAATGTCTTTATAAACATCCTGATCAACAAGGTTTCGCACCTTTCTACCAAACCCAACCGATAACTCCGCAGTATGCGCTGTCTGAATTACTTTTTTATTAGGGAATTTTCCCAAGAACCAAGCAGGTAGAAGGTAAGAAGCAAATTCAGACTTAGTATGACGAGGAGGCATATTAATAATAAGGCGTTTAATTTCCCCCCTAGCGACTCTTTCAAAAGCCGCAGCCATTCGCACATGATGTCTACCATCCACAAATGTAGGCCAAACCCGTTTTACAAACTTAATAAACCTCTCTTTACATACTTCCTGATCTTTTAGTTTCTCAAGTTTCTGTAACCGCAGATTTAAATCGCGTAAATCACTCTCAGACAAATGTGAAATATTTTTTAATAATGCAGATAAACTTGCATTATCTTGTGAAGGTTGTGAATTAATCATCTAGTGGTTCAGTTATTAATTCAGGATCTAGCTCTTTTAATAAGTTTGGTGTGGCTACCCCTAACTCTTCATCTAAACTTTTTATAGGCACTATATCTACATCAGTAGCGCCACCTACTAATAAGCGTTTAATACGTTCTTTAATCTCTGCTTCTAAGTCGGCAGAATTTTTGTGGGTGATAGTTATTTCGCTACGTTCAGTAAATACACCAATATCACTGTGCTTACCTAATAACTCCAGAGCTTTTATTTCTATTTTAGTATCACCGCAAGTTGCAAGCTCCACGAGCTTAGCAGTAATAAAATGCCGTGCCTGCACAATATCTCCAAACACTGGAGAATCGTACTTAGCAATAATCGTTCGCAGCGTTGCTGCAACACCGCCGTTCATTAAATCCTTTTTAGCTTTACGCGCAGGTAGCCCTTTGCCCGCTTGTTTAAATAGCTCTTCAGCTTTAGCGGCATCGTCAGGGTCCATTTCTAGCGGCATCCCCAACTGATTAAGTAGCAGGGCTGTGTCACCTGCAACAATCATTTTCTCTTTTATGTGCTCAGGTTCCTCTGCGGAGAGGTCGAACGGCACGGGCTTGTCTTTAGTTGGTTCTACGTTCATCGCGGGAATAGGGGCACCGAGATTGAGATAGCTACTAACTCTATATG